CTTTTTCTTAGCAGTTTTCTTCATGCCTTTCATTGTTCTCATAATAATCTCCTATATGTTTTGCGTTTGGTTACTGTAGATTCATAGTAGTCTTTATCCCAAGACTCATAGAATCCGATCTTTTCTAGATTGGCACTTGCCTGTTCTAGTTTTTCAAATGGCTGTATTAGGACCATTAGAAACTCGTTGTGTGATTCCCAGTCTCCATTCTCTAGAAACTCAACTGGTTCATCATATCCCTCTGGGTGAAACGCCATGAGGTATACATCTTTAGGTACAAACACATGGTTTAATGTGTGAGTATAATTATCTAGTTCATCACCTGTAACAGATAAATCAGGGCAGGCAATAATACATATCTCCTTACCTGAGTCTTTAAAGACCTCAAGCAGAACAAGATGCCAACCCTCTGCTATTTTGTTATGATAAAAATCATTAAAATTACCAAACCCAAACTCTAATTCAACCCTGTCTGTTGATTCCGTGAAGATACCGCCAACTAAAAACTTTTTGTTTATATGGGCTTGATATATCTTTGCGTTTTTGCACCACTCGTTAAGATATTGTTTTATTTTTTCCCTTCTTAATCTTCTAGAAGGGATCTGGCAAAAATCCATAGGTTTTGACCTTTCGCAAAACTCAATGAAATGATTTTTAAAAAGCAAATCAGGCTCAGTAGATTGTTTAATTTCCATTGTTTTAGACTATAATAGCTAGAATTGTGTATATTTAAATATGGGACAAGGAGAAGATAAGATAGCTAGAAGTTTGCTGGACTTGCAACCCACAGCGATAGTTGAGTTTTATCGTATATTTCCAGATGTAGTAAATAAACCCAACCTTTCAATAGATATACATGGAGGCTCTATATTTAAAAACCCAATTACTTGGCAAGGAGTAAAGTATTTACCTGTCCCAATAGAAGCCGAAGGTTTTGAGATAACTGCAAACGGTAAACTACCAAGGCCCAAGATAAAGGTGGCTAACAAAGATTTCTTGGTAACTAGTCTGCTCCAGAATAACTCTGATTTTAAAAATGCGGAGATAATAAGAAAGCGGACCTTTATAAAATATCTTGATGACATAAATTTTGATGCTGGCAACCCTTTCGGAGAAGCAGATTCTTCAGCGGAGATATCTGAGGAAAAATATGTTATCGGCCAAAAAACTCAAGAAAATAGAGTATTTGTCGAATTCGAACTAACATCGCCACTAGATTTAGAAAACTTTGAGGTTAATCACCGCAGAATATTAGGAAAGTATTGTTACTGGACTTACAGAGGGCATGGATGCAGATACGAAGGGCCACCAATAAATCAAGAGGATGGAGAAGGTTTTAAAGTAGCCGGGACAGGAGATCCTGTAGTGCCGCTTGAAACATCTGACCAAACAGAATTCAATACAAATGACCCAGTTTTTCAGTGGAACCCATCTAGAGGTTATAATATTTCTGACATATCTTATATAGAGAATTCAAAAGTCTTGATCCACCCCATTGGTGGAGGGCCTCCCGGCACCCCCCTTCCCATGAAAACTTGGTATGTTTGTGTTTCTGGGAACACTGGACAAAGACCAGAGGATAACCCAACATATTGGGCTAAAGATGGATGTAATAAAAAATTATCTTCTTGTAAACTAAGATTCAACGATGAGGGAACAATAAAATACGAGACTTTTGGGACAGAACATCAAGAAAGTTTTGTAAAGATTAGCGGTTACCATAATTTTAGAGAGGATGCAACTCGAAATCATGGATTCTTTTTAAGCTCCCATGAAACCGTGACAGGGTTTTACCGAAATTCAGATGGAACAAACAAAGATTGGACAATAGCTCTTTATGTGGACCTAATTAATGCTGGCAAAACATGGTCAGCATATCTAGATACTAGAAGCGGATGGCTTGGAGATCTCGGTCATCCTACTGCTGCTGCGCCGGATACCCCCGGTCCTGAGACCATTGATGCTGCTGAAGATTTAGGAAAGTTAGTTTGGCCTAATGACAAAAGAAGAAATCTTTATGCTAGAGTGCCAATCAAGCTATCAAACAATACTTTTAGATCAGCTATTATGTATTTTGGGCCAAATGTATTTTCTAGGCGGCGTTTAATGGCCCTTTCCTATGATAGCACTCTAAAGGAATTGAAAACTTACAGCTATCAAATAAGTGGTGATATTGTTACTCCTAACGAGACTCTTCAAATTGAATCACAATTTGGTGAGGGTGCAGATGTGCATATAATCAGTAACTGTTTTTCTTTAGGGGCTAATTTGAACGCTTTTGATCACGGTGCTGCGATAGCCACTAGAACAGCTCATTACTCTCCCGAAGCTGATTACATTGGATGCGCCATTTGGCAAAAAAAACTTGATGATAGCCAAATAGGAAACCTTTTGCAAAACGTAAATGAAAAAGCAGAGGATGAAAACGGGAACTTGGTAGAAGGAGATACATTTTCAACTTTTAAAAATTATTCAGACACATCGACTGATCTCAGAGATAATTTAGTAGCTTGGTGGGGAACAGGAAGATTTAATAGTGCTGGGGAATCAGCCTCAAATCCTTTATTCACATCGGAGAACGATGATGGCACCCGCTCGCTGACTGGTTATCATGATGTATTTACAGGTGGAAAAAGTTACATGAGACCAGTGACCGTTGAACACGAAAGGACGGTTCAATACTATCATTTACCCTTTGGAGGTTTCCCCGGAACAGACGGATTTACTTTTCAGGCATGAATTATTCATCTAAAAGAATAACAGATATTTTAAATAAAGTTAAAATATTATCTCATAAAAACCCAGCCCAAGAGATTTGCGGCTTTATAGGTAAGACAGACGGTAAATACATTATCAAAAAAGCAAATAATATCTCACAAGATGTTAAAAACTTTTTCTGTATAGACCCTGTTGAGTATTTATTGTTTAAAAATGATTTTAATTTACTTATGTGTTTTCATAGTCACATAATGGGAGACGAGAATTTTTCTGAGTTTGATATAAAAATGTCAGAGAATTCATGCATTCCTTTCATGGTGTATTCCTTAAATACTCAAAAATTTAATATTTATTCGCCCAAAACATCAGAATCAGATGTAAGTATTATTAACAGGTTTAAGGATAAGCTATGACTGAAATTAGATTACATGGTATGTTGGCTAGGGAGTTCGGTTCAGTTTTCCACTACAACCTAGATAGAGCGAGAGATGTCGTAAGGGCTATTGATGCCAACAAAAAGAATTTCACAAATAGAATTGCTAGTTTGGCGAGACAAGGTTTTGAGTATGGAATTGTTGTGGATAATAAAAATATTTCTAATTTAAACGAACTGGAGATAAATAAAAAGCCCGAAAAAATAGACATTGTCCCAATGATTGTCGGAGCTGGACCGATATTATTACCAGCACTTCTTGCTGGGGGAACCACATTCTTAGGGGCGACAGTAGCTGGAGTTTTAACGTCTCAAGCTATCACTATGGCTTTATTAGCAGCTGTCACTACTGGTTTGCAGATGGCTTTAGCCCCTCAACCAGAAGACCCAGAACCCATATCAGCAACTACAAGAGCATTGCAAGAATCATTCACCTTTTCGAATAAAGTTAATGTCGCTTCACAAGGAAGCCCGGTCCCAGTTGGTTTTGGTAGATTAAAAGTCGGCTCTAAAGTCGTTCAAGTTTGCCTTAAATCGTTTCCTCAAAATCAAACAAGCATTGATGCTATGGCAGCTAATCCGTTTAACCTTTTGGATGGAGATTCTAATTATGGCGTAATCACCAACAGGACATGAAGCACTTACAAAACAAAAGAAAATTTTCTGCACAGGGCGCTGGTAAGAAAAAGCCTAAGCCAAAACCACCAGTGCTTAAACCTCCCAAGCTGGGAATCCACCAGCTTGCCTCCTCGTTCAGTTACGCTGAAATTATTGATTTGATCAGTGATGGACCGATTAAGGGTTTGGTAAACAGAAATGGCTCCGCGTTAAATGGTGTCTCAAATTTGCAAGGTATTTACTTAGAGGGAACTCCCGTAGCAGAGACTAATGATGGATTTGTCGAAGGAATAGCTGGAGGATTAGAAAACACTTTTATTGAAACAAATACTGACATATCTGACATACTTAATGATCTTGGACGAGATATTTTGCAAGGAAGGTCAGCGCATACAACAAATACTGCCCCTAATACTTACGGACCATTTGGCACCTATATTCAATGGGTGAGCCAAACCAATGCATGGAGAAACTCTGGAGGAGTAGTAGGAGGCGGTGGCCCCGGAAGCTTTGGTATGAGCATCGCAGGTTCTCAACTTATCTCCTGTAGGTTCAGGGATTACGATGGAGTCCTTTCAGCATCAAAAGATCTTGAATATTATGAATTTTTAGGGCCAAGAAACTTTAGTATTAATTATAATAATAACACAAGTCAAATTCCAGAGCGTTTTTTAAACGTATCCTCAAGAGATGGGACTTTTGCTAAACACAATACTAAGAATATTTTTTATGTAGGTTATCACAACAATGACGGAGCAGAACACGGCGTGGCTAACGTAGCTGTCGGACTAATTGAAGCTTTTGGCGGCTTTGATGATCTACAATTCACAGAAACAGATGATAATAGCCTGACTAAAACACAAGAATACATAA